AAAACAACGCGTGGACGTTCGGCCGCGGCGATATCACGCGCGGCGCTGGCGGCACTGTGTACGGCACATGGAATCTCAACCCCTACCCCATGAGCGGCGGCAACCTCAACGGCGCGCTGTACGCAAACGGCCGCGTGCAAGGCACGGACGTGCTCTCTCAAGGCGTCGTCTATGCGGGCAACGGCGCATCGCAGTTCGCGAGCGATGGCAACGTCAACGGCTCAGTTTGGGGCGGCTGGCTGTCGAATTGGTTAAACGCCAATTGCACCAATCGCGCGCCTATTCGTAACAACAACGGCGGATACGGATATGTCGTTAGTGATACGGGCAACAAGATCACGATGAATTGGGACGGCGGCAATACGCTGTTGTATGTCGACTCGTCGTATCAAGGCGCTGTCGTCACGCATAACAACTTCGGCAACTGGATCGCGCCGCGTGGCGTCGTGGATTACGACGGCATCGGCTCGTATTGCTATTCGAAGTACTACAACGCCAACAACCATAACCCCGGCATCGCATACGGCACAAACGTCACGATTCCCGGCCGGCCGGGCACATGGCAATCGCGAAGCCAAAGCAATGGCATCGACGAAACCTTGTATATCCGCATCTCTTAATCGCTGGAAATCCTAAATGTCCGATATCCCGGTTCTCTACGATAAAGACGCGGCCCCCGCGTCGGCCGGCGCAACGGCGAAAGCGTTCGTCGTCGATCGAGTTATCAATATGAAATGGGCCGACGCCGAAAAAACCACTTTCTCGTGCGTCGTCACCTTTTCATCGCACCCGTTCGGCATCACCGCAACGCCGCTGCCTTTCATCGCGCACATGAACGACTCGGAAGCGCACGGCAAAGAGATTTTCTATCGCGCGCTGCAAGGCGAATTCGGCGCGATCGAAGATTTCACGCCCGACCTCGATGCGCTCGCCTCTGATGCGCGCGCCAAGCGCGACGCACTGCTCGATGCGACGCAACGCTATGTCGACCGGCATCGCGACGAGCTGGACGCCGGCGTGCCGACGACGCTTTCGGCCGATACATATGCGGCGCTGCAAGCGTATCGGCAAGCCTTGCGCGACCTCACCACGCAAGTCGGATTCCCCCTGTCGATCACCTGGCCTGTTTCCCCGCTGTAACCCTTATCCCTGAACAACCGGAGTACATGAAATGCCCCTGCTGAAAACTGTTTTGATCGCCTCGATTGGCGTGCCCGCATCGTTCCACACGGTTCGCGCCGTGACCATCGACCTCGAACAAAAGCAATCGGCGATTCAAGTCGCGAGCTTCTATAGCCGCGAAGTCGCCGAGGAAGGCGCGCACTCGATCGGTACGGCTACGGTTCAAGTCGACGCGCTGCCGACGAGCGGCGAAGACCTCACGGCCTTTTGCGAGCGCGCGCTTTCCGCACCTGTGCCCGCTGGCGTCGACGCGGCGAGCGCCGGCAATCGCTTCGTGTTCGCCGATGCCGAGATTGTCGCGAACGCCACGCCGAGCGCGCCCTAAGCCCTCGCTTTCCTCGCTATAACAATCGAAAGGAATAGACCACATGGCGACCCAATACCATCACGGCGTGCGTGTTCTCGAAATCAACGGCGGCACGCGCCCGATTCGCACCGTTGCAACGGCCGTTGTCGGCCTCGTTGCGACCGGCCTCGATGCAGATTCTGCGATGTTCCCGCTCGATACGCCCGTGCTCGTGACCGACATTCAATCGGCGATCGGCAAGGCCGGCGACAAGGGCACGCTCGCGCGCTCGCTGGATGCGATCAACGCGCAGACCAAGCCCGTTACTGTCGTCGTGCGCGTGGCCGATGGCGTGTCGGAAGCGGAGACGACGAGCAACGTTATCGGCACGACCACGGCAAGCGGCGCATATACCGGTATGCAAGCGTTGCTCGCGGCACAGTCGAAACTCTCTGTGAAGCCGCGCATTCTCGGCGTGCCCGGCCTCGATACGCAACCGGTCGCGGCGTCGCTCGCAACGATCGCGCAAAAGCTGCGCGGCTTCGCCTACGTGTCGGCCAATGGCGCGGAATCGAAGGAAGCGGCGACGGCCTATCGGAAGCAATTCAGTCAACGTGAGCTGATGGTGATGTGGCCGGATTTCCTCGGCTGGAACACTGACACCAACTCGTCGACGCCGATCGATGCGACCGCGATCGCGCTCGGCTTGCGCGCGAAGATCGACGAAGAAACAGGCTGGCACAAGACGCTCTCGAATGTCGGCATCAATGGCGTCACGGGCATTTCGCGCGATGTGTTCTGGGACTTGCAAGACCCCGCGACCGATGCCGGCTACTTGAACGAAAACGATGTAACCACCCTCATCAACTCGACCGGCTATCGTTTTTGGGGTTCGCGCACTTGCTCGGACGATCCGATGTTCGCGTTCGAGAACTACACGCGCACGGCTCAAGTGCTCGCCGACACGATGGCCGAGGCGCACATGCTTTATGTCGACAAGCCGATGCACCCGTCGATCGTGCGCGACATTATCGAAGGCATCAACGCGAAGTTCCGCGAGCTGATCTCGAACGGATATTTGCTCGGCGGCTCGGCATGGTTCGACGAAAGCGCGAACGATGCAACGTCGCTCAAGGCCGGCCAACTGGCGATCGATTACGACTACACGCCGGTTCCGCCGATCGAAAACCTGATGCTGCGCCAACGCATCACCGACCGTTACCTTGCCGACTTCGCTGCGCGCGTCACGGCCTAACTAGGGAGCTGGAAACATGGCATTGCCGAAGAAACTAAAGAACTTCAATCTGTTCCAGAACGGCGAAAATTTCGCGGGGCAGATTGCCGAAGTCACGCCCCCGAAGCTGACGCGAAAGATGGAGGCTTATCGCGGCGGCGGCATGAATGGCCCGATCGATATCGACCAAGGGCAAGAGGGCATCGTGCTCGAATGGACGGCCGGCGGCTTCATGCGATCGGTATGCGCGCAATACGGCATCACGAAGCATGACGGCGTGCAACTGCGTTTCGCTGGCGCGTACCGCTCCGAGGATTCGACGAAGCACGACGCTATCGAAATCGTTGTGCGCGGCCGTCACAAGGAACTCGATTTCGGCAACTCGAAGCCCGGCGACGATACGGCGTTCAAGGTTTCGACAACGTGCAGCTATTACAAGCTCACCGTGAACGGCGAAACCGTGATCGAAATCGACCTCATCAACATGGTCGAAATGGTCAACGGCGAAGACCTGTTGACCGATCTGCGCAAGGCAATCGGCCTGTAAGGCGGGCATGTCCCCTTCCCCGCCTGGTCACTCACCGGGCGGGCATCAAATACCCAATCTGAACAGAGAAAGAAATGACCGAACAAGCCAAGGCGAACACCATCACCCTCGATGCGCCGATCACGCGCGGCGAACAGGTAATCAACGAAATCACGTTGCGCAAGCCGGCCGCCGGCGAGCTGCGTGGTACGTCGCTCAATGCGCTCGTGAATCTGGACGTCGACGCGCTCGGCAAGGTGTTGCCGCGCATCTCGTCGCCGACGCTCACCGAGTTTGACGTGCAGCAGCTCGACCCTGCCGACCTCGTGCAATTGGGGGTGGCGTTCGCATCTTTTTTGCTGCCGAAGCGGGCGAGCTAGAGAACGGCATACCCGACCGCGTTGAAGAAGCGATGGCCGATATCGCGACCGTGTTTCACTGGACACGGCGCGATATGGACGATCTGACACTGGCCGAGCTGGCCGACTGGCGCGAGCGAGCGCGCGTGCGTTCGCCGTATGGAAGCGAATAACGATGGCAAACGGTAACGACCTGAAATTGCGCGTGCTGTTCGATATGGTCGACGGCGCAACGAAGCCCCTGCGAAACATCCTCAACGGTAACAAGGGCCTTGCGAAGTCGCTCAAAGAGTCGCGTGAAGAACTCGGCAAGCTGCAACGCACGCAAAAGGACGTGGCCGCGTTTCGCGAAATGCGCGTCGGCCTGAACAGCACCAAGCGCGACATGCAGAGTGCGCAATCGCGCGTGGCCGAGCTGGCCCGCACGATCGGCTCGACCGACTCACCGACGAAACAGATGGTCGCCGAGTTTGAGCGTGCGAAGCGCTCGGCCGCGCAGCTCACTTCCGAGCACGAGAGACAGGCCGACAAGGTGCGGGCGCTGCGCGATCGCCTCGCGGGCGCCGGCATCGATACTCGCAATCTGTCGCAGCATGAGCGCGACTTGCGTTCGAGCATGGCCGCGACAATCGGCGTAATGACGACGCAGCAAAACAAGCTCGCCGACCTCACCACTCGCACGAAGCGGCTCGCCGAGGCGCGCGAGAAAATGAACAGGGCGAAGGAGCTGGCCGGCTCGATGGCGGGCACCGGCGCGAAGATGATGGCCGGCGGCGCTGTCGTCGGCGCTGCAACGCTTGTTCCTGTCGCGGCCTATGCACAGGCCGAGGATTCGGCGACGCAGCTCGCAAGCGCACTGATGCGCGCCGGCGGCACGGTCCCGCCTGAATTCGAAAAGATCAACTCGCTCGCGATGAAACTCGGCGACCGCCTGCCCGGCACGACCGCCGACTTTCAGGACATGATGACCATGCTCACGCGGCAAGGTATCAGCGCGCAAGCGATCCTCGGC